TTCTGTTTTCCTGCACCAGCCGGGAATTTTATTCAATGGACAGGCTTCAGAGCATTTCTAACAGTGCTTTTTATGAAGAACTGGCGGAATGGATCAGGGTGCAGGACATGGCGGAGAACTATCCGGAATTTCCGGAAGGTTGTACGGTGCAAGGAATGCGGGCACTGTCTTCAGGCTATGTGATGGATATATCCATGCAAAGCGCAAGGTACCAGATACAAATACAGATTGATTATTACAAGGAGGCTTAATAGAAATGGGGAAAATCAACGTTGTTAAGAGACATCAATATGCCGACTATCTGAATGTTGGCACAGAAAGCACGCCGGATTATGTTCTAATGGGCGCAGGCTTTACGGCAATCGACGAGAGCCCGAATGCAAAATCAGAAAGTGTGAAATACGTTAACGATGTTTCGGCATCCTCTTCCGTTGTGTCGTACGAGACGCAATTTTCATTTGAAGCGGAACAGATCGTAGACGAACGAGCGATTGCGGCACTTTACGAGGTGGGGCGCAATCATTACACGGGTTCCGAAGCGGAGTTTGATTATATCCGTGCTGAACTCTGGAATGCGGTACATGATTACAAAAAGACGTCGGATACCTCTGTTAGTGCAGGAAAGACGTATTTTACACGCTCCGGAAGTGCGGGGGCTTATATTTACACAAAAGTAGAAGAGCCGAAGACCGCAGACATTGCGACCTATTACGAGGACGGGGCAAAAAACACCTATCAGGCAAGAAAGTTCACGGTATCCGCAGAGGTGTCGAAGGTTTCGGGAGAAAACAAGATGTCTCTTTCCGGAAACCTGAATGCGGTTGGGGATCCGGTTCTTGGCACGTTTAACACAGAAACAAAGACTTTCACGAAAGGCGCATAAATGGACATTGTAAATGTGAATGGAACCAGTTTAGAGCTGGATCTTATGGATGCGGATGTCATGGAGCGGTATGAAGCCATGAACAAAAAAATCTCCGAACAGGTGCAGAACATCAATAACATGCCCGGAACAACGGCGGATAAGATGCGTAAGATCTGCGGAATGGTCAGAGACTATTTTGATGAAATCTTTGGAGCCGGAACAGCAATGCAGGTTTTTGGGAATTCGCAGAAGCTGGATATTTATCTGGAAGCCTTCGGCGTAGTGGCTTCGTCCGATGTTTGGCGGTACCACACAGTGAACATGCTACTAGACGCATTGCCGGAAACAGTGATGATTAGCGGGGCGGAATATCCGATCAATTCGGATTTCCGCTTTTCTGTTATGTTTGAACTTCTGATGCAGGATACAGAGCTGGCAGACGAAGAAAAAATCATGCGTGCGTTAGAACTCTACTATCCGCAGATTCCTGAAGACATAGGGGGAGCGATTCAGGCGTTGTTGTGGTTTTATTCCTGCAATGCGGAAGGAAAGCGGAGAAAGAAAAGACACAGCGACGAGGGAAGGGAAGAGCGCCGGATCTATTCGTTTGAATATGACGATGATTATATCTATGCCGCATTCATGGCGGATTATGGAATTGATCTGCAAAATACGGCTCTTCACTGGTGGAAATTCAGAGCACTATTCAAGTCGCTGTCCTCTGATACGGAGTTTGTAAAGATCATGGGATACCGGGCAACACAGATAGATAGTGATATGTCCAAAAAGGAAAAGGAATTTATCCGAAAAATGCAGTCGGTGCATGCTCTTCCGCTTCCCAAAGACGAAGAGGAGAAGGAAGACGAAATTATCAAGGCTCTGCAAAGCGCGTACGTACCGATAAAGAGACGTTTGTGCAATTGACGGGTATTTGTCTATTTAACGGAGATGTAGCCCCTAGCGTGCTTGAAATTGGCACAGGCGAGGCGATTATCTTCGGAGAGAAGAGGACCATCGTTTCTGGTAAAAAAGCACGTAATCCTGATGGAAGCGTAAATTACTGTGAGGTAGATCTTGGGTAAGGTTAGAATCCATTACGGAAATGTTGCTACATTGCGAGATGGATTACGGCAGGCATTGTACAAGACGGCTGATGCTATCCGTACAGATGTACGAGATAAGCAAGTGATACCGTTTGACAAAGGAACCCTGCAGGAAAATACGTTTATTGATGATACACGTAATCCTGATAACGCTTATGTAGTTTCATCCACTCCATACGCTCGTAGGCTTTATTTTCATCCGGAATACAACTTCCGTACAGAAAACAATGAGCATGCAGGTGGTAAGTGGTTTGAACCGTGGACTTCTAAAGGCAAATATGCAGGTTGGGTAAAAAGACGATTTGAATCGTTTGTAAAGGAGTGTGCAGATGTCTAGTACAATGAGACTTTATGAAATTAGAAACTGGTTGAAAACACTAAATTTATTTGAACATTACTATATCGGTAAGTTAGATCAGAAGCCTGATAAGGCGATAGGTGTTTATCAGTTATCTACTTCTGGCAGTCCAATAATGGCATTAAGCAATAAGTCTTCTTACAACGTTAAACGCACATCACTATTGATTCACTGGAACAACAATGCCAGGGAAACCGATGAAGCGGCAAATACGCTTTTTGAAACAATCATGAATGCAAAACATCCAACTATAGGTGATTGGAAAGTGCAGTTTATTAACATGCTAGTTCCGGAACCGCAAGACGTCGGAACGGATGATAAAGGAATCTATGAATCAGTCATAGAAATCGAAATTTATTATGAAAGGAAATAAATAATATGTCTGAAAAATATACAGGTGTATTCCCAGTATTTAACAATGAATTCAAGTTTGATATTGGCACAAAAGCTACTCCAAAGAAAGTTAATGTAGCTGATTTGGAGTCTTTTTCAGTATCATTCTCTAATGGTATTGAAAACTGGAATCCTATGGATACAAAAGGTTGGCAGCGTGGTCTGATGACTTCCAAGTCTTTGAAGATTGAATTCAAGGGTAAGAGAAACATCGGCGACGAAGGAAATGACTACATCGCTTCTCTTGCTTTCAAGACAGGCAAGGAAGCTACTATTCCATTTGAATGGACAATGGTAAGTGGTGCGAAGTTAGCCTTCAATGCGATTGTGGATGTCACATCTGCTGAAGGTGGAGACTCAACAAATGTTGGAGCATTAGAGTTCACAGTTAACTCTGATGGAAAGCCAACTTATACTCCAGCAGTTTAAAATCAAAAAATAGAAAGGAATGGGCGGTCAAGACGGCTGCCCTTTTAAATGTATATGGGAAAAATTATCGATATTAGTGCAAAGCTCGTAAATGAGCCTAAGTTCTTACAAGTTGCAGAAGGAAAAACTTATAAAGTTGACGACCGCAAAAATACAGTTCTACAGATGAACGCAATACTTAATGAGGGTGCAGCTTCAGTAGATGGAATCGATAAGGCTATTAAGTTAGGTCTTGGAGAAGAGGCTTTTAAAGAAATTGAAGCAATGGAGTTATCTATTACAGCTTATCAATCACTATTCATTGGAATGATGGCTCTTGTTACAGATAAGTCATTTGAAGAAATGGAAAAAACTTTTCGTAACACCACAGCATAACGATGAGTCTTACTATGACTTGTTTGAGGATTGGGATTTAATCGATGCTTCAGTTACTCAGCAATACGGAATCCGTTTAAGATATGAGCCTGAAATGCAGTGGGGAGAGTTCTGTACTCTACTTACTGGATTGAATGGTGATACGCCATTAGGGCATGTAGTTGATGTTAGATCCACTACGGATAAAGAACGCATCAAAAACATGTCTGCAAGCGATAAAAGGATACGGGATGAGTGGCAGGCAAGACAGAGCAAAAAACCTATCGATAGCAAGTCCTATATGCAGTCTATGAGAGCCCTTGAAGAAGCCATGAAGGCATTGGCTTCGTAGAAATGAGAGGTGATTAGATGGCAACAGAAGTAGGGTCCGTTGAATTAGGTGTCAAGCTGAATGACAATCTTGAAAAAGATGTAGCGAAAGTTGCTAATAAGGCAGATAGCATCTTAACTGGAAGGTTTAATGCTATTGGTGCTACTATCGGAAAAGTTTTGGCCATTACAGCTTTAGCGAGATTCGGATCGCAATGTATTCAATTGGGCTCTGACCTTGCTGAAGTCCAAAACGTTGTTGACGTTACATTCCCTACAATGTCAAAACGTGTAGATGAATTCGCACGTAACGCAATAACAAGTATTGGCATGTCACAGAAAGTAGCCAAAGAGTACATGGGACAACTTGGTTCTATGGCGCAGGCATTTGGCTACGGTGAAGCTGCATCGTACGATATGGCTTCAGCTATAACAACGTTAACAGGTGATGTGGCATCATTCTATAACCTATCGAATGATGAGGCATTCACTAAGTTAAAATCTGTATTTACAGGTGAAACAGAATCACTCAAGAGCTTGGGTGTCGTTATGACTCAATCGGCTCTTGATGAATATGCTTTGGCGAATGGCTTCGGTAAAACAACAGCCAAGATGTCAGAGCAAGAAAAGGTAGCATTACGATTAGCATTCGTACAGAACGCACTTTCTAATGCTGCAGGAGACTTCGAAAGAACATCAGATGGTTGGGCAAATAGTACACGCGTCTTATCACTTCGTTTTGAAGAGCTTAAGGCGACAATTGGCCAAGGTTTGATAAATGTATTAACTCCAATTATCGGTGTCATAAACGTCATTCTAGGAGGTCTACAGACACTCGCAAATTACTTCGTTGCATTCACCAGATTGTTAACTGGTGGTAAAGGTGCGGCAGGTGCTACAGGAGCAATAGCATCCAATATAGGTAAGGCTGGCGCAGCTGCAGGTGGATTAACATCTGGACTTGGTAAGGCTGGTAAAGCGGCGGATAAATTAAAAGGATCTCTTGCTGGCTTCGATGATTTAAATGTATTACATGACTCAGAGGACTCAAGCTCCGGAGGCGGCGGGGGAGCTGGAGGCGGTGGTGCCGACTTTGGTTCTTTAGGCATTCCGGATGGATCAATCGATATGAGTGGTGTAGATGAAATCTACGATCGTGTTAAAGGAGTGTTTGATAAAGTTACTGGATTTTTAAAAGACCACAAAGTAATCATCACTTCACTTCTGGGCGGAATGTTTGCAGGATTTGCGACTTTCGGAATCATAAAGAATTGGAGTGCTATTAAAGGTGTCTTCACTGGACTTTTAGTACCGATAAAGTCATTAGCAACAGGGTTCTCTACTTTCTTCACAGGCATAGCTAACGGTGAAGGCGTGCTGACATCGTTACAAGCAGTCTTTGGTACGGCTACAGGAACGGCTTTATTCTTTGCGGCAATTGTTGCGGCGGTATCTGCAGCTCTAATCTATTTGTATCAGACAAGTAGCGATTTTAGAGCTTTAGTACAGACAGCACTAGATAGCTTGTTAGGTATTTTAAGCAATCTATGGAATAACGTATTAGTTCCTTTAGGAGCGTTTCTGTTAGATGTATTCAATACGGTCATCGTACCAATTGCTACCTTCTTAGCACAGGTATTTGTCAAAGCAGTTGATGTGCTATTTAGCGGACTACTATCACTGTGGAATAACGTGCTTGCGCCAATAGCCAATTTCTTGGTCACAGTCCTAAGCATTGCACTAAAAACAATTGTAGATGTGTGGAATGGTTGGAAACCTGCCATTGAAGCAATTGGAGCAGGTGTTGCGTGGGTTTGGAACAATATCTTATCTCCACTAGCGGATTTCATTAAGGGAGCAATGCTGGATGCATTTGCGGTTCTTGGCAAATTTGTTGATGAATTATTGAAGAGTGCAACTTCGATGTTCAAAGGCTTCTCTGATTTCTTGATTGGTATCTTCACATTAGATGTTGATAAAGCTATGCAAGGAGTCCAGGAAGTCCTTCGTACATTCTTAGGTTTCTTGGATAGAGTTTTCGGAACAAATTTCAGCTCATCGTTTAAGTTTATCAATGGAATCGTAATGGCGTTCTTCAGTGGAACACAACAAATTTTCGATGGTATCAAACAGATATTTGGTGGCTTGATTAATTTTATCCAGGGAATATTTACAGGAAATTGGAAACAAGCTTGGCAGGGTATTGTCGATATCTTCGGTGGTATTTTCAGTACGATTTCAGGTGTGGTAAAAGGGCCAATCAATGCGGTTATTGCTATCGTCAATGGTGCAATTAATCGAATCAACGGTGTAGGCTTCACCGTACCGGATTGGGTACCTATTATCGGTGGTAAAGGCTTCCGAGTAGATTTACCTAATATTCCAGCATTGGCACAAGGTGGATACGTTGGAGCGAATGCTCCACGATTAGCTTTGATTGGCGATAATCGCCATGAAGGTGAAATTGTTTCGCCTGAAAGCAAGATCTATGAACAGACCAAACGTGCGATAGATGATGCACTGATGTCATCACAAGGCGGTAATGGTCAAGAAGTAATTATCCAACTAATGTATGAAATCTTAGAGACACTACAAAATCTAGGAATCGTGATTGACCGAGATAAATTACTAAAACTAATAGATCAAAGAAATAAACAACTACAGTTAGCAAAGGGAGGTTAAAGCATGATTGATTATGAATTGATTAAAATTAAAATTGATGGTAAAGATCTCCCTGCGCCAACTAAGTTTGAACCTGAATATGGTGATCTCGACAGTGACAGTTCATTGCGTGACGTAAAAAAAGGGATCATGCATCGTATGCGTATTCGTTCTCGTGTGTTGAAGATTGCGCTGGCTTATGCCATCGATGACTTAGAAGTGGTTTCAGAAGTAATGAATATGCTAGAACCACCAGAGTTTATGGTCGAAACATTTGATATTAAAACGCTGCGACGTAAAACGTACAAAATGTATTGCAGTAAATGTAAATTTAAGTATATCGCTATCGGTGATGGCGTTTATAGCCAAGGCTACACCTTTGATTTAACGGAGTGCTAGAATATGAAAGTCTATATAAAAAAAGGAACTGCAACACCTGTTGAAATAACAGACCTAGTTGTATCGTTCAATTCGTCTAACAGCATGCAAGAGGATAGACTTTTGGGTAACACTCCAAGCATGATGTTGGACCTCGATTTAAACAATACAGATGGTGTTCTTAGTGATTGTGCTGGGAACACCTTTTTGATTGATCTAAAAGAAGCTGATAGTACGGAAATTCCGACGCAAGAATTCATCGTCCAAGAAGCTCCAGAGAAATACACAAAAAAGTTATCACTGAATTTGTATGACGTGATGATTAAGTTCAATAAGCCGTACAAGAGCTCATTAACGTATGAAAAGGATAAATATCCTACTATCTCTCAACAATTAGATGAGATGTCTAATTTGGCTGGCGTGAGAATCGATAAAACAGGGTTATCAAATACTGTGCTTAACAAAAAAGCTCAGTGGATAGATACAACAATTATCATGCGCGATTACATCGGGTGGATTGCAGAGTTAAGCGGTACAAACGCGCTCATCAACGAGTCAAACGAGCTTGTTTTTAGAAATCTCTTTGCCGCTGATCACGACATAGAATTTACATCGGATTTTGAAAAAACAGATCTGATAACCATCTCACGTGTTGCGTATGATGACGGTGTTAATTTGATTGCTTCAGGAAACGATACAGGAAAGACAATTTATATTGATGCAAACAATTCCTATTGCGATAGCCAAACATATACAGACGCAATTTTAGCGAAGTATAATGGCCAATCATTCTACGGTATGTCAAGTTTAAAAACTTTTGGTAAAGATACGATTAAATTAGGCGATACTGCCACGTATGATGGAAACAAGTGTATCGTCCTAAGTATTAAGCGAAAGTATGTAGGTACACAGTCAGTAGTTGAACTTGATGGAGAAGTTGCACTAAAGAATGTCGATTCTGTTGTTACTAAGGTTTCCGATAAAGTAAGAATCAAACGACTCCAGGTTAAAGTGGATCAAGATGCAAACAAGCTTGAAATTGTCGCAAAGAATCTTGAAGATGCAAAAGGCGATGTAGGTAATCTACAAGTTGAAACAAACAAAATTAAGACACAAGTCGAAAATATTTCTGCTGGAACAGTTTCTGGTACAAAGCAATATTATTTACAAACAGTATCTGCTGATAAACCGTCCAAAACAGATTCAGCATGGACTACCACAAAGCCGCCATCAATATCCGGCCAGCATATGTGGTACATGCTTGCAGATGTATTGGCCAATGGTTCTGAAATTAAACATGATCCATTTGAACTGACAGGAATTAAAGGTGATACAGGTAGGGGAATTGTTGGTAGTCCTAAGCTGACATATCAAGCGAGTACGAGCTCTGTAGTACCTCCAACTGGACAGTGGTTAGAGAATATACCACTGGTCAATGAAGGCTACACGTTGTGGACTAAAATCACATATACCTACAGTGATAAAACAACATCGGATATCTATTCTCCGTCAATAGCAGGTAAAGCAGGTAGGGGTATCAAACAGGTGTATCCTGAATACTATTTGTCAACTTCAAAGACAGAAGTAACAGATGGCACATGGCAAGATACACAGCCAACAAAGACGGCTGATAAGTGGATATGGCAGAGATACAAGGCTACATTCACGGACGAAAGCGTGGGCTATTCTGATGCTATTAGGGACGATGTTTTGAATGGTTTGATTGAAGTATCTACCACTAACAAATCAACCATTGAGCAGCTTAACGAAAGCATCACACACTTAGTCAATCAGACATCAGAAAACAGAAATGGTGTGGACACAGTCAAAACGGAACTTCAGACTTTGCAAAAACAGACGGCAGATGGCTTTAGCCGTGCTGTACAGCGCACAGAATTTGACAAGACAGTTAGTACAATCTCAGAAAAGTTAGACGAACACGGTTTACACATCGGCTCAGATAAAGAGGATACTGTAACAACAGTTGATACTAACGGCGTAAATGTCAAGAATTCAGACGGCAAAGTATTAGCAAAGTTTGACAAAGTGGATAGTATGCTTGCATATCTCAGAGTGCTTGAATATCTAAGTGCCGGCGCACACAGAATTGAAGCAAGGGATACAGAAGCCGAAATAACACAGTTTGTAAACGGAACTATTACAACGGCAACGATCAAAGCAAGCGTTATCAACTGGATAGGGGATATTAAGAAATGATTAAACTAAGTAATGATTGGCAAGTCATAAAAGAAGTATCGCAGCAAGTTGGACAAGCAAATGTAACCTATAAATTGTGGGCTAGAGTAAACGCACAGTATCATAGCATCGAATTAAATCGTGACTGGGTAGATGTTCAAACTACATACACGATGAATAGTGGCTATATCTATTCAGGTTCGTGGACGTTTACTGGCACAGGGTGTGAAACTGTAAGTGGTGGTGGAACTCTAAGAGGTAGTGGCACGCTATTAAGTGGTGGCTTTTGGGCTGGACATGACAATAACGGCGATTACTCAACCACTATCAATTCAAATTTAAGTTTTTACTATTCAGATGCCAATGCCATTTTAGAAGAAACAATCGTATTGCCTAACATACCAAGAGCGAGTGGTGCTTCATGGAAAGGCAATAAAACCCACGTCAAATTGGATGGTAGCGACACACTCACGCTCATTCTTGACAAAAAGGTTGATAAATACAGACATTCACTTGTTTGGGTAGTTGGTGATAGCGGCCCGAAGTGGCTAAACACTAATGATATTGATACACAATATACATTTAAGCCTACGGAAGAGATGATCAAGTACGCCACAAATACAAAATCCGTATATGGTTATCTTGGAATAGGCACATATGCTGATGGCACTAGCAATGCGACAATGATAGGTACATCAAAGATTGGCTTCTTTATTGATTTACCTGAAGAAAAATATAGCCCTGTTATAAATAGTGCAACGGTCAAAGAGATTGGGAACAGTAAAGTACCTGAAAACAAAGTCTTTAGATACTTGTCTAAGAAAAAGTTATCCATGCAAGCAGAAACAAGGGGATATGCAACAGTTAAAAGTGTGTATGCATTACACAATAAACAACAATTCCCTTTAAGCCTTGCTAACGGCGTGTATAGCG